AAACTGTGAAAAAATAGGAGCCAAGTAAGACATATCAGCCCCTGTCCCTCCCTTTGGGACGCGCAGAGGCCAAGCCGATCGCGCAACATGTGCCCCGTCGGAGATAACCGTAAATGGTTGTTTCTGGCGGGGTTTTTTTATTTCACACGAGGAGGGAAAGCAACATGCCAAAAGAACAGAGGAATGAGACAACTCAAGATCTCCCCAGGGTCGGGTTATTGAGGATAAAGCAGGTTTTGAAATTCATCCCGATTTCGCGGTCAAGTTGGTGGGCTGGAATCCGAGAGGGGAAATTCCCCCCTGGGCGGAAATTAGGCGTGAGAACAACGGTTTGGGCTGCGTCCGACATATTAAAAATTATTGAAGGAGGGCAACCATGATGCTCAGCGAAGAGCTTCGCCCTAAAGCCCTGCTCCATGACCAGGTGGCCAAACTTCTCCGACAGGACGCAGACCGCCACGAAGCCGAAGCAAAGCGACTGCGGGAAGAGGCGGCGATGTTGGAGGAACAGGGACCATGAGCAAGCTATATCTGAGATTCCAGCTATGGTGCCTTGAGAGGAAAATCGACAGGGGATGGGATCGGGATCTTTCGCTTCGTATTGATGAAATCATTCAGAGGTTAGAAGATGATGATTGATGAGATGACAAACCCCCGTCCCGGCGACCATTGCCTTATCTGCGGCGGCCCCCCTGCAATCATCGGAATCTTTACGCCACGCGAGCCGGAAAAATATGGCGCTCCCTGCGGCAAGGCAAGGCTGGTGCGGTACTGCCTCTGCGACCACTGCCACGGACGGCCGGAGACACCGGAGAAGGCAGAGAAGATCATCCGGGCGGAACTGGCCGGTGGAGGTGTAACCAATGCAGAATAATTTTCTTGAAGCAGCTCTTGACTATGCCGGACGCGGAATCTCAGTGATCCCAATAAGACCGGATATTGATCCAGCAGAAAAGAAAGCTCTCAAGCGGCCATACATCCCTTGGGCCGATTTCCAAAAGCGCCGGGCAACACCCGACGAAATCCGGTCATGGGCTGCAAAATACCCAAGGGCAATGCTCGGTATTGTCACGGGCGAAATATCAGGGATACTTATTATTGATTGCGATACCCAGGAAGGTTATGAGGCGATCCAGAAACTCCTTCCGGATGCTCTTCTCCTACCTGTCGCTCGTACCCCACGGGGCGGCTGGCATTTGTGGTTTATCTATCCCACTGGCAGCAAGATCACCGTCGGAACTGGAATCTTACCGGGAGTCGATTTCAGAGGAGAAGGTGGGTATGCCGTTGCCCCTCCGTCCGTCAATGGTGACGGCAAGGGCTATACCTGGCAAGAAGGTCTTTCTTTGAACGAGGTCGAACCGGCGACGGTGCCTGAGGCCATCTTTAATATATTAAATAATTCTTTATATAGAGGGGGTGAGGTCACTTCTGAGGTCACTGACCTCAAACGACCTCAAGTGACCTCAAGTGACCTCAGAATTTTAACAGAGGGAAGGCGCGACAATGACCTCTTTCATGCAGTTAACTGCCTCGTTAAGGGTGGCTGTGAAATCCCCTTTATTGAGCAAGTGTCTGAAATACTTGCGCGAAATTCAAGACCGCCATTTCCTGAAAATGAAATCCGAACGAAAATTGACAGCGCCCTAAAACGCGCGGATAAAAGAGAAATCAATTTTGCCGATGAGGTCCGTGACTTCGTAGTGACCTCAAATGGCCTCTTTATGACCTCAGATGTCACCAACCGACTTCAAGTGACCTCAAGACAGGAAAAAAAGAACGTGGTCAACGCTCTCCTCCGCCTTCACAAGGAGGGAATCATCGAAAGGGCGGGTCAGAAAGACGGCTGCTATCGCCGGATTGATAGAAGTATTGAGTATATGGACTTCGCCAATGCCGACATTGAGAACTACATCGACCTACGCCTTCCCCTTGGGCTGCATGCGAAAACAAACATTTATCCGAAAGGCGCTATCGTTATTGCCGGAGTCTCCGGCATGGGGAAGACACTTTACGCCCTGAATACGATCGCCGATAACATGGGTCGATTCCCTATCTTCTATTTCAACAGCGAGATGGGACCGGAAGCCCTCAAGAAAAAACTTTCTCACTTCCCGATTCTGATCACCGAATGGGAAAAGAACATGAAGGTTGTTGACAATTGGGATTTCAATAACATCGCAGACAAGGTGCAACCTGATGGATTTAACGTCATCGACTACTTGGAACCGGAAGGGGAAAAGGCTTTCAACATCCACGGCGTTATCAGCGCCATCATTCGCCGCCTAAATAAAGGAACCGCCCTCATTACCATTCAGAAGAAACCGGGGGCAACAATGGGCACCGGGGGGGTTTATTCCATCAAGGCGGCGACCCTTGCCCTGGCGCTGGATTGGGGGAAACTTGAGATCGTCAAGAATCGATTCAGAGAAGCAGACCCCGTGCCTTCGTTGACAAAGATAAATTTCGAGGTTCACCAAGGCTATAAGTTTGTGAAAGTGGGAAATTGGTACAAGTAAACGATGTGGCACGTTGAGGTGGGAGCGCAAATAAGGAGACCATGAGATGGAAAGCAATGCAAGGGACGGAAAAGGACGTTTTGCGTGGCTGGATCAGTGAGCTCTTGATGAAATAATCCAGGACGAACGATCGCAAAGAGGAGCAAGCAATGACAAATGTAAAAAAGCCCACGAAACCAGCAAAGACGAGGAGAGTGAAGGCCCCGGCCAAAAAAAAGCCCCCAAAAACGGCCCAGGAGGCCACAAAGCCGAAGCACGCAGGTGGTAGGCCGCCCAAATATCGCACTCCAGAGGAGCTCCAGGAGAGGATTGACTCCTACTTTGACTCCTGCTGGGTAGATAAGGTAACGGAGACCACGACCAAAGACGGCACATGCACCATGTCTACCGTGCGCTATCAGGACAGGCCCTATACAATGATGGGCCTGGCAATAGCATTGGGTTTCAATACCAGAAAATCATTGTGTGATTACGCAGATAAGCCGGAGTTTGTAAACACTATAAAAAAGGCCAGGGCAATCGTGGAGATGAACGTCGAGGAATTGTTGCTCGAAGGAAAGAATGCTGCGGGACCTATATTCTGGATGAAGAACAATAGTGATTACAGGGATAGGCAGGAGTTGGAGCATACCGGGAAAGACGGTGGACCTATCAAAACCACAGGACTGACAGATGAAGACCTCCTCGTTATTGCCAGCGGAAGCGGCGCAAGAGCTTCTAAGAAGGCGTAGAGCCAGAGCAAGCCTTCTCGATTTCGCCAAGGCTATCGATATCCCCGGGAAACCGGTATCGGAAGACCCGGACGAATGGGTGTTTCTGCCTGTCGAGACAGGTTTGGTCGCCCATCATGCGTTGATGCTTGATGTTATGGAACGCGTCATAACCGGTGGGTTTCCCCGGGCGATGTTCTTTCTTCCTCCGGGTAGCGCCAAATCGACCTATGGCAGTGTCGTCGCCCCCGCCTGGGCCATGGGTAAGTTCCCCGGAACAAAGATCATCTTGGCCTCATACGGGAGTGACTTAGCCCGTAAGCACGGACGGCGAGCACGACAAGTGGCAAGGGCTCCAGAGTTTTTTGACCTGTTTGGCACTACAATCTCAGCCGACACCAGCGCCGCCGACGAGTGGGCGTTAGACAATGGGTCTGAGTACCTCGCATGTGGTATCCTCTCGGGGATTACGGGCAACCGGGCTCATGGGGTAATCATCGATGATCCGGTCAAGGGGCGCCAGGAAGCGGATTCGGAAACGATCACAGAGCGGACATGGGGATCATATCAGGAGGATCTACGGACACGCCTTATACCTGGCGGGTGGGAGATAATTATTCAGACGCGATGGTCAGACAACGATCTCGCCGGCCGGTTGCTTCCGGAGGACTACGCAGGGGAGACCGGCCTTGTTGAATGCCTGGACGGAAGGGACTGGTATGTCGTATGTCTGCCGGCGCAATGTGAGCGCACCGATGATCTGATTGGCCGCAAAGTGGGTGATTTCCTTTGGCCCGAATGGTTCCCCAAGGATCATTGGGAGCCCTTCAAGCAGAACGCCAGGACGTGGAACGCCCTCTTTCAACAACGCCCACAGCCGGAACAGGGGACTTTCTTTCAGCGCGAATGGTTCAAGAGGTACAAGGTCGGGGAATTACCGAAGTATATCTTCAAGTACGGCTCAAGCGATTATGCGGTGACAGACAATGGTGGGGATTTCACCGAACATGGCGTGATTGGAATCGATCACTTGAGCGATCTCTGGGTGATCGATTGGTGGACTGGTCAGAAAGAGGCTGACGTCTGGATTGATGCTCAGCTCGACCTGATGGCGATCCACCAGCCGTTCTGTTGGTTTGGTGAATCTGGTGTCATTAAGCGTGCAATAGCCCCCTTCCTTGGCCGCCGGATGCAGGAACGCGAGGTTTATGGCCGTGTTGAATGGATAACCTCGATTGCCGACAAGGTTACAAAGGCGAGAGGGTTCCAGGGACGGGCCGCAGCGGGAAAGGTCCACCTCCCGGAAGGGCTGGTAGGGGACGCGATCCTTGACCAGCTTTTACGCTTTCCCACGGGGAAGCATGACGATAAGGTTGATGTATTCAGCATCTTCTGCCTTGCTTTGGACCAGGCTCACCCGGCAATTATCCACAAAGAGAAAAAGGTCCGATCCCTCGGAGACATCCGGATCGACTACATTGAGCAGGTCCACGTCGACGACCATGAGGACTACGCCTTGAGAGATCAACACACCGACCAGATCTTCTGGGACCGGATGCAGGAGGATGGACAACCAGAACCCGTGAAGGAAGGGCGGTATTACAGCGATGTCGATGGGAGGTAACATGATCACGACCCCTTGGATCGTGGCTGGTAATAAAGGGCTGTGCTCTCACGAAATTAATACTTCACGGCTTGCGCCTTACTACATGCTTGACATTATCACCCCTTCGGACGGGGGTTGTGTCGTTCCGAACTGAGAAAAACGATTGTAGGGCATTTTCTGGCGGGAGACGGAAAAAATATAAACGACGGATTTTCAGAGACTTAACATGAACCAAAAGAGAACGAAAAGCTATTATCGCGTTGAAGAAGTTGCCAGTT